GTGGCAAATGCACGTTGCCAAAAATATGTTGGCGCATAACAAACGTGGTTGGTTGCACCGTATTGGTTTGGTTTCGGTGGCGCGTCAAAACGGCAAAACCATATTGTTACGTGCCATTTTGGGTTGGTACGTAACCGTTTACGCGCAAAAACAAAACCGGCCCATATTGGTGATCACCACCGCGCACAAATTGGATTTGGCGGTGCAATTATTCCAAGACGTAGCCCCGCTACTTAAAGACAAATTCGGGGCCACCGTCAAATATGCCTACGGCCGCAACCAATTGGTATTGGGTAATTGCACGTGGGTGGTTCGAGCGGCTACCCCGGCTGCCGGCCACGGTTTGAGCGCGGATTTACTACTCATAGACGAGGTTTGGGGGGTGTCTCAGGAAGCCCTAGACGTGGGTTTGTTGCCCACTCAACGCGCCAAACCTAACCCGCTATGCGTCATGTTCTCGACGGCGGGCACCGAGGCTAGCCACGCCATGTTGCGTTGGCGTGAGCAAGGGTTACGCGCAATAGACGAGAAACGGGACGCGGGTTTGTATCTGGCCGAATATTCACCGCCGCCAAATTTGGATCCTATGACTATGGACGCGTGGCGGTACGCCAACCCCGCATTAGGGCACACAATCACCGAGGAAACGTTGCACGTTGAGGCCGCCGCACCCAACCGGGCCGCGTTTCTACGATCGAGCGTAAACCTATGGGTGCAATCGGACACCGGTTGGATAGCCCCCGGCGTTTGGGCTAATAACGCGATAAACGAACCGCCGGCCCCCGGTGGTGTGCTTGCCGTCGAGGTGTCAATAGACGAGGGCCGCTATTGCGCGGTACGCGCCAACCACGGGCCAAACGGCACCACCGTGGCCACCGTTGAATTCGTGGTGGACACCATGGCAACCGCATGGCAACGAATCGAGGCCGCCGCCAACGCGGACCCGAAATTGGTTATTGCGGTAACGCCAACGTTGGATTTGCATTGCCCGCTTACGTTGCAACGTCGCCGCGTCATTTGGGGCTATCAAGAAATAACGCGATACACGGCGGCGGTGCGTCAAATGATTATTGAGGGACGGCTAAAACACACCGGCGAAACCATGTTGGCTGAGCACGTGGGCCGCGCCGTAGCCGGCCGCACAAACGGCACCATTTCGTTATCGTCGCAACGATCACCCGGCCCAATTGAATTAGCGCGGTGTTTGGTAGCCGCTTGCGGGTTGATCATGCACAACCGGCAACCGGTAGGACGGCCGTTGTTTGTCACCGTGCCGGCACGTGCGGCAAGTTAGTGTTACACCATGGCATTGTTTAACCGTAAACCCGTTGAGGCACCCAAGGCCGCTATTGCGGCGGCACGCAACGGTTACGCCGGCGGCGGACTCAACCCCGGCGCGTCAATGGTGGACAAATTCGTGTTCTACACGTCTAGCCCAAGCGTCGAGGCCGCGCTATCCGTGCCCACGATTAGCCGGGCACGTGATCTCATTTGTTCAATGGTTGGTTGCCTAACCATAAAACAATATTCGCAACAATGGAACGGCGAATACCTAGAAAAAATCTATTTGCCACTCGATACGTGGTTCACGCAACCCGATCCAAACGTTACCCGCAATTTCATACTCAGTAACACGGCATCAGATCTATTAATGTTCGGCCGGGCGTTTTGGGTTATCACCGAGCGGTTAGGAAACGGGTTTCCTAGCGCGTTTACGTGGATACCGGCACAAAACGTTTACACGCTCGATCAAACCGGGCCGCAATGGTTCGGACCGTCTGACGCAATCACGTTTCAAGGTGCACCACTAGCAACAAAAGACGTAGTGCAATTTCTATCCCCTAACGGCGGGTTGATCTATCAAGGCCAAATGGCGATCACCACCGCGTTACGTTTGCAACGCGCCGCGGAACGGTTTGCAACAAACGAAATCCCGAGCGGATATTTGAAACAAACCGGTGGCGAACCTATGAATTCGCAAGATCTCGCGGATATGGCGGCGGCATTTGCGGCGGCCCGCCAACAATCCACCGTCGCGGCCCTAAACGAATTCGTGGACTACAAAGAAACGTCGCACAAACCGGACGATTTGCAATTGGTGCAATCACGCGAATTCATGGCGTTGGAAATGGCACGGCTAGCAAATATTCCGCCGTACCTAGTGGGTGTTTCGGTGCCCGGCTACACGTACCAAAACGCCGATAGTGCCCGCATGGATTTGTACCAATTCGGTGCCAAACCATTAATTGAGGCGATCGAACAAACGTTGTCTATGAATTCAATTATTCCGCGTGGCCGTTTCGTTGAATTGGACGTGCGCGGCTATCTCATGGAAAACGGCATGGCCGATATTTCGGATAGCGACGACAACGGGACGGCCGGGGGTGACGGGCCTAACGTCGCTGGCACGTTGCCCCCGGTTGCGCGTCTAAATGGTGTAAAGTGAAACCATGATTAGGTTTACCGCGTCACCCGTCACTATCGAGGCCCAAGACGGCGAGGGCAAACGCGAAATTATGGGCGTGGCCGCACCGTACAACGTCGAGGCCACCGTTTCGGACGGCACCACCGTAAAGTTTCTACCCGGATCGTTGCCAATTGACGGCCCGGCACCAAAACTGATTCAAAACCACGATTTGACGCAAGCAATTGGCGTAGTTACCGAGCGGGCCGAGGACGAAAACGGCGTTTATTTCGTGGCACGGATTAGCAAAACCGCCGCCGGTAATGACGCGCTCGAATTGGCAAAAGACGGCGTGCTAGACGCGGTAAGCGTTGGCGCGGAACCGATTAATGCGGAATACGACGAAAACGGGACGTTGGTTGTTGCATCTGCTAAGTGGGTTGAACTATCGTTGGTACCGTTAGGCGCATTTCCGCAAGCAAGGGTTACACAAGTAGCGGCGACAAAAGAAAAGGACACCACAATGTCAAACACACCAACCAACGTTGAAAACGTCCCGGCCGCCGTCGAGGTGCCGGCCGCCGCACCAACCGCACCGGTTTGGGCCGCCGCCGCACGCGAGCGGGAATTTCCTATGCCAACCGCCGCCGAATATTTGGCCGCGTTTCACGCCGGTGGCAACACGTGGGCAAACGTAAACGCCGCGTACCGTCAGAACGTCGCTAAGAAACAAACCGCTATCGAGGCGGCATTGGCGCAAGATCTCACCACCGACACCCCCGGTTTGTTGCCAACCCCCGTTTTGGGTCCGGTGTTCGTGGGCAAGTCATACGTTGCACCGTTTCTCACCGAGGTGGGCACGCGTGCAATGCCGAATTCGTCCGGCAAGTCATTTATCCGGCCAACGTTTAGCCAATACACCGCCGCCGGGACTCAGACTGAGGGACAGGCCGTAACGTCGCAAAAGGCCGTGATTAACGCCAACACCGTTACACGTACCACCGTTGCCGGTGGCGTGTTTTTGTCGCAACAGGACATTGATTTTACGGATCCCGCTGCGCTCGAACAGATTCTCAACGATCTGGCCGGCGAATATCTGATTAAGGCAGACGATATCGCGGTGGACGCGTGCGTGGCCGGTTCAACGAACCTTGGACAATGGGACGGAACCCCCGAGGATTTCATTTTGTTTATGTACGGCGCGGCCCGTGACATTTCAAGCGGAACAAACCTATTTCCAACCCATATCGTCATGGGTCCGGACACGTGGGCCAAAATCGGTTCACTTGTAGACACCGACAAACGGCCGGTGTTTCCGGCAATTGGTGCACCTAATCTCATGGGCGTTAATACCATGGGCGCGGGTGACGTCACCAATTGGACCACCACCAACCCGTTGGGTTTGCGTACGATCGTTGATAGCAACGTCGCCGCCAAAACAATGGTGGTATTCCACGGCCCCGGCATGGAAATTTACCAAAATATCCGTGGCATTATGTCCGTTGAGGATCCCGAATTGTTGGGCCGTAATTTCACGTACTACGGGTATTTGGCCACGTTCGTGCCCAAGGCCACGTTGCTACAAAAAATTACTTGGGCCTAACGGATAGGGCCACTAATGGCCACCTATTCGATTATCGCTAAACAGATAACGGCTAACTATGGCGTGGTGCAAACACTCACGCCAAACGAAATAGTTACCGGCCAAGAATTCACCATTTCCGGGCTAACCGGATTTAATGGCACGTACACGGCCGTGGCATTGCCGCAATATCTGTTCACGGGTACCGACACGGCCGGGGATTTGCAATTCAACGCGAGCGTGCTATTGCCCAACCAAGTGCTATTCGCGCTAACGGCGGACGATATCGAGCGAACCGCCGCCGCCGGCACGATCACCTACACGCTTACGTGCACGTGGGCAACCAAGGCAGACGTTGAGGATTGGTTGGGATTCACTACCACCGTGCCGTCGAGTGACAACGATTTGTTGGTTATCGCGGTGGCGGCCGCCAACGCGTACGCATACCGCAAACGCCAAGAAGCGGGCTATTTTGATTCGTCGCTATCCACCGCACCTAGCCAAGACGTGTTACTAGGCACAATTATGTACGCCGGTGCGTTGTACCGTGAGCGCGGATCAATTGATCAATACGCGTCATTTGATCCGCTGGCTACCGGCACCCCCACGGGTGGTTCAATGGGCCAAATTATGCGTTTGTTGGGTGTCAATAGGCCGGCTATCGCATGACGGCCACGGTAAACGCGTTTAAATTGGGTTACGACAACGTAGTGGACAAACTACAAACCATTACCGGTTTGCGAGTGTTCGACGATCCACGAAACCTAAACCCGCCGTGCGCGTTAGTGGACGCACCCGTAATACGCATGAATAGCAATTTGGTGTTCGATATGACGTTCACGGTAAAAATTATTGGTATCGGCCCGGGTGACTATCAGACATTAGCCAAACTATTGGAATTGGCGGACTTGGTGCGCCGCGCACAAATCGGTTTAACGGACGTACGGCCAACCGTAAC